TGATGAACGCTGCAAGTGGCAGTATTAAGACTGTTATTAAGAATGTGGATGATTACCTGCTTCGTCCTCTTGGAGAAGGTTTCTTCCGCTTTAATATGCAATTTGACTTTGACCCTGAAATTAAGGGTGACTTGGAAGTTAAAGCACGTGGTACAGAAAGTCTTATGGCTAACGAAGTACGTAGTCAAAGACTAATGCAGTTCTTGCAGATTGCAAGTAATCCTGCTCTTGCACCCTTTGCAAAGTTTCAGTATGTTATTAGTGAGATTGCAAAGTCAATGGACCTTGACCCCGACAAAGTAACCAACAACATGAGCGAGGCTGCATTGCAAGCAGAACTAATGAAGCAGTTCCAAGCACCAATGCAACCAGAGCAACCTCAACAGGGCATGGCAGATGGCACACCGATTGACCCAACAGGTGCAGGTGGTGGAACAATAGGTACTGGTCAAGCACCAGTTCCGGGTGAACAAGGATTTAGTGGAAATGGACAAGCAAATATTGAGCAGACTCAAGCCGTGGGTCAACAACAACCGCCAATGGGAGGCATTCAATAATTATATTGATGCACAAATACAGACACAACAGAAAGCATTAGAGCAATCTACTGACGCTGTTTTGTTTCACAGGCAACAAGGTGCTATAGCTGCCTTACGTAGACTTAAACTTATAAGAGATGAAGTAAATGGCTCTAAATGAACAGATGCAAGAAGCTATACAGGAAGATATAGCCGACACACGTTCAAAAAGAGAACGTATCAAAGACCAGATGGCTGGTCTAAAGTCTACTGGTAAGTTTTTAGGCGAAGTTGCTTTCGAATCTATTCCCGGTGTAAGTGAAGAAATAGCGACTAAAAATATAGAAGAGGCACTTGCTAAAGGCGATAAAGTTGGTGCAGCTATAGAGGCTGCTGGTGGTGTTATGGGTTTATTTCCCATAGTTGGTGACTTGGCTGGTAAAGGGTTTAGAAAAACAGCAAATCTACTTAGAAAAGATGCTAAGTACAGAGTAGATAATCCCGGTTACAATGAAGTGTATGGTGAGACATATGCACAAACAAAACAAAGAAGTTCAGATGAAGTAAAGCAAGAAGCTATAGATAGGGGTGACATAAATAGTTACCAAGCTAATCTTGGTAGTTCTGGTGGGCAAACAGGTTTTATAGATGATGCTAAGTTCAAACCTGAAGAACTTAAAAATATTCCCGGTGCAATGGGCGAAGAAAAGTTTAGAGACACTGGAGAAACTTTTATTGATGGCAAAAAAGCACATAATAAATTAGAGCGATTGAAAAAAAGTATAGCTGAAAAAGGTTATAATCCTGAAGGAAATATACTAATACATGTGCGTGAAGACGGACAGCCTTTTATCGTAGAAGGTAATCATCGTTTAGCTGAAGCATTGCAATCTGGCAGAGAAACTATTACTGCAGATATTAGATACCTTCGTGGTGCGGAAGAAGTAGATGGTCCATTAAAACCAGCAGATATATTACCACCACAAAAAGATTACCAAGGTGGTAAAAGAGTATTTCATGCTACTTCTGCAGATTTTAATGAGTTTGATTTTGTACGTCCGGGTGAATCAGATATAGGATTTCATGTAGGTACATCTGAACAGGCAAACGCACGTTTAAGAAGTGAAGGCAAATATATAAAAAAAGGTGAGCGTGTATTACCACTACAATTAAAGAAAAGACTAAGACCTGCTCGTGTTCCAGATGTTTCATCTTTTAGTGAGCCTAATAGATGGAGAGCAGAGTTAGCTGTACCTACATCAGAGAAAAATGTTCTTAGATTTTTGCTAGATGATGCAGAAGATGCAGACATAATTGCTAAAGGTCCAACTGTACGGGTAGGTGGTGAGTTATACGTTGTAAATCCTCAAGCAGCAAGGCAAGGAGCAACTAGGGATGTAGAGTTTTGGAAAGACTTAGTACGTGCTAA